CACGGCGTCCGCGTCGGGCGCCCCGTCCTCGGTCAGTATCTCCGTCAGTGCCTGGATGCGCTGATGGCCGCCGACCACCAGGAAGTCTTCGCGGCGCGCGATGACGGGCTCGGCGAAGCCGAACTCACGAATCGATGCCTTCAGCCGCTCCATCTCGGCCGGCGCCATCGTCCGGGGGTTGTACGGCGCCTTCTGTAGCTTGCCCAGCGGGACCAACGAGGGCTCGTGCAGCTCGACCATTCCGGCGCTCCTCAATCCAATCTGCAAGACGGTAGCATGACTCTACGCCTAGGTCTGCTTGAAGTTGGATTGACGAGGTCCGCATTGCGACATCACGAAGGTCAGCCACGCCATACGACCGGAGCAGCGCGCGGTTCTCCAGCACCGACTGACGCGACCGGAGGTTTATCTCGCGAACGCGGGCGCCATCGAAGAGGAAGATCTTGGCGTACCGCCGGCCCGTGCTCCACGTCGAGGAGTCCGCGGAGTAGAACGGGAACCGCTGGAGCAACGACGCGGTCGTACAGCCGAACGCGTGAACCTGCTGGTCCGTCAGGAAGGTGAACGCCTTGTCCAGCCAGTGCGAGAGCAGGGTGCGGCTGCGCAGGAGGTAGGGCACGAGACCGCCGAGCGCGAGGTACGGCACCCGCTTGGCCCAGTGCTGCAAGAACTCCCACGGCTCGCCAACATGGAAGACGGGCAGCACCGGCACCTTGAGCCCGAGAGCCAGCATCGTCTCGGTGTCGCGCGCGGTCGCCTCGGCATCGCCGATGACGTCCGGTGCGCACGCCACGGTGAGCAACGACTCCCACCGCTTGACCCAGGCGAGGTAGTCCTCCAGCACGACGGTACCGCCATTGGCCGCGGCGGAGAACGCGCCGGAGTCCGCGAACACGTCCACCTTGCGCCCCTGGAACAACTGCCCGAGGTCGGCGCGGCCGAAGTAGTGGTACGACAGGAGTATCTGCGACGGGCGCGGGTGCGCGAGCACCTTGGGCACGCCTTCCATCGTGGCGACGGCGAGGTAGATCTTCACGTGAGAACGCCTCCGGGCGTGACGCGCAACCGGAGCGCGGGCGTCAGCCGCTCCGCGAGGTCGTCGGAATGCGAAATGACCACGACGGTGCGGGTTTGCCCGAGGTCGTCGAGCACCCGGGCGACCGCGTCGACCCCCGCCGGGTCGAGCGCATCGAACACCTCGTCGAAGAACAGCGTCGTGCCCGACGACTGTCCATGCGCGGCCTGGGCTACCTCGGCCAGCGCCATGAGCAGGGCGACGTCGATGCGGCGGCGCTCGCCACCCGAGGCGGCGCGGTACCCATGACCGCCGCCCGCGCCCTCCACCTCCAGGCCAATGGCGTCGCTCACACCGCCGCTCTTCTTCTCGCTGTACGCCTGGAGCTTGAGCCGCAGGTCAGGGACTGCGATGCGCGCCAGCCACGCGTTGGCGCAGAACTGGAGCCCACCCAGGGTACGGCTGAGGACGTGGGCGCGCACGCCCTTCAACCCCAGCACCCGCTCGACCGCCTCCAACTCACCGACCGTCTTGGCGGCCTCCATGCGGGACAGGTCACCGGACGCCAACTGCTTGGCGATGTGGTCCAGGTCCTTGTCCGCAGAGTCGAGCACCGCTTGCAGGCTCTTGCGCGTCGTCTCCATGGCGCGGGCCGCCGACACCTGCGCGGCGACATCGTGGCGCTTCCGGGCGAGCGCGGCCTGCTCTTCCTCCAACGACCGGGCGTCGGACTCGACGTCGGCGCGCGCCTGGCTGGTCGTCTGCCGAACCTTGATGGCCGACACCTCCGCCACCCGGGCGCGGTCCTGCAAGTCCTTGTACCGCAGGCGCGGCAGCGTCTCGTGGCAGGTCGGACACTTGCCACCCTTGAACCCGTCGAGGGCGCACTTCGCGTGCTCGGCGTCTGCATCCGCGCGGGCGGCCGCGGCGTCGGCCTCGCGCAGGCGCTTGCGCAGCCCCGCGTAGTCACCGTCGTACACACGGATGAGCCGCTCCAGATTCAGCAGGTCAGCCTGTAGCGCCACGACGTCGCCGGGCTCGTGCAACTGGTTGAGATGGGCGCGGGCCTCATCCCGGCGGCGATGCTGCGCAGCCTGCGACAGCAGCAGCAACTCGACGGCGTTCTCCAAGTTGTGGTGCTCGGAGACCGCCTTCTTCAAGTCCGCGCGGCACTGGTCCAACGCGTCGTCGAAGCGGTCGAGCCCCAGCATCGCCTCCAGCAGCCGCTTGCGCTCGCCGTCGGTCGCCATCGTGAAGTGCGCCGCGTCGGCGGATGAGAACACGTGAGTGCGACGCCAGAGGTCCAAGGTGCCGACGACGTGTTCGAGGGCGGCCTGCGCCTTGGTGGCGGACTCGAACTTCTCGGCGTGGCCCTGGAGCGACCACCACAAGATGCCACGGTCGTTCAGCCGGCCGCGGTCCACGACCAACGAGGTGTCCGCCTCCACGGTCACCGTGCCGTCGACACCCGGGCGCCAGGGGCTCGTGCCGCGGAGCGACTTGCCCCAGCACGCGACCGCGACCGCCTCGATGAGCGAGGACTTGCCAGCCCCGTTGGGGCCGGTCACCAGCACCACGCCGTGGTCGGGCAACTCGACCTTCGACGCGACATGGCTCATGAACTCTCGCAGCGTGATGGACCGGACCTTCACGTCTCCTCCGACGGCGTCGCCCACAGGTACTCGCGGGCGCGCAGTAGCACAAGCTCACGGTCGACACCCTCGTCCAAGGGCATCTCCTTGACGAACGCGTTCAACGCCTCGATGAGCGTCTCGGTGGACCGCGCGGCATCGGCGGCACCGCGGGCGGCGCTCTCGGCGGCCGCGCCATCGGGTATCACCTCGGCAGCGGTGAACACCATGCCCAGGCTGTCGACCAGCTTCCTGGCCTCGTCGAGCTGGTCGGGCGGCGCGACGTACTGAAGGTAGAGTTGCGTCCCCTCGGGGGCGCCCTCGATGGCGGCGTCGACGTCCTCGGGCATGCGGGCCTTGATGAACCGCGGGCCGGGTATCTCGCGCACGGTCAACGTCTTGTCCGCCGAGTCGTAGATGACGAGGGAGCCGTACCCCGTCAGGCCCGGGTTGTCCCAGCCCGTGGGCACGAGGGCGCCCACCTGCATGACGTTGCCCCACCGCTTGCGCGAGTGCCAGTTCCCGGCGAGCACGCAGTCGATGCCGTAGTGCGCCTTCAACTCCTCCACCAGACGGACCGGCACCGCGTCGTGCGCGTCCTTGAGGTAGGGCGGCGTGCTCTCGTCGATGAGCCCCAGGTGCAGGCACAGGATGCGGTGCTTCGGTGGCTGGATGTTCTGGAAGCTGGTGGCCAGCGTCTTGGGCAGCCACTTCCGGGCGTCGCCCGGCTGGAAGGGAACCATCCACAACTCAGCATCGCCGACCGAGATGACCGTCGGCCGCTCGACCACCTCGATCATGTTGAAGCCGTCAAGGGGTCCGAGCGCGTGGTCGCCCGGCGCCATGCTCACCATGTCGTGGTTGCCGAGGAGCAGGTACGTCTCGATGCCGCGGAGCGCCTGCTGCACCGACGCGATGACCTGCGGAGAGGGCGACGCGGAGTCGAACAGGTCCCCGAGCACGACCAACGCCCCGCACTGCAACTCACGAGCACGGTCGACCGCGCGCATCAACGCGTCGACGACCGCGCGGCAGCGAGCGTTGAGCCCCGCCTCGACGACGCCGCCGTGTCTCTGGTGGTTGCCAGCATGGACGTCGGACACGAATGCGATTCTCACTTCAGCTTACCCAAATGGGCTAGATCAGATTTGGATGGGCGCTCACTCATGGACCCACCGACGGCTGCACCTGTTGCCTAGCCTTCCCCATCTTACGAATCGTGGCGACCGCCTTCGCCTGCGTGTACCCAACGGGTGGTAAGGGAACACCATACTGCAAGCAGAGTTTGTACCGCGACTTGGCCTCCGCATAAACCTTGCCCTTACCAGTCCGGGCACAGAACGCTTGGAGGTCTTTGGCCTTCTGCTGCGACCCAGTAAGCTCCAACCAAGAGAACACATCCCGAAATACTGCGCGGTGCTTTGCCCGGTCGTCAGGCTCGCATAGTGTTGCTATCGCGTTGGTAAGCCGCACCTTCGTCGGGGCGACGCTCTTCGTTGCGCACATACTCTGAATCTCAGACGGCGAGAAGTTCTTACTCAGAATGCGAATGTCCCCAGCCGTCCCCCCGAATTTTGGGGACCCAAGCAACTCAGCAGTCAAACGGTCAGCAGGAGTGACGGGGCGCGCAGTAATATTGAGAATCACGTACAATTGCTCAATCAAGGCACGGTCACCAGAGTACCGGTACACCTTCACTTCCCCAATCCCGAGGGCAACGGCGACACAGAGCCTACGGTGCCCGTCCACCAGCACCCCGTCGGGGCCAACGTGAAGCGGGACCAAAAACTTTTCCCCAACAGCCACAACCTCGTCCAGCAGCTTCTCTACGTTCTTTACCCGCCCCGGCGGGTTGTAATCCGCAGAAACCAAGTCCCCCACCTTCATGACAACCAGCTCGCGAACTACCTTCCCCCCGTAGAACTCGTCAGTATCGATCAATCTCACCCTAGTCATCGGCGCCTCCCGACGGCGAAACACCCGTCTCTCCGGGCTGCCACGCCTAGTGCCTCGGCGTTCAGGAGGAACCGAAAGGGTGCAGGGCTGCACCCTTTCGGGGGAGAGACTACACGTCGTCGGAGACGGAACGCTTGGCCGGCAGGCGCCCGGGGTCGCGGGTGTGGCCCGCGCCGGTCAGCTTGCGAATCATCTCGGGGGTGCCGAGCGGGGCCGAGTCCTCCAGGCTGGGCAGCGTCGCCAGCCACTCTTCAAGCTGGGCGTCGTCCTTGGCCAGCTTGCGCTTGGGCTTGAGGATGGGGTCGGTCGTGTACTTCGTGTCCATCTTGCCGGTGCCGACGCGCTTGACGATGATGTCGTAGCCCTCGGTCGCGCTAGAGAAGTCGCCGTACTGCTCGACGAACCCGTTGAGCCGGTCGTACACCGACCACGACAGCTCGGCCACCTGCGGGCCGGCCTCCTCGTTGGCGCGGTCCACGATGAGGCACGCGTACGTCGAGCGGGCCGCGAACTCCTTGGACGTGACGTCGTCACCCGCGCGCGATGCTTCGGACGACCGCTGACACAGCGGGCAGCCGGCGCCCATGCAGGTGAGCGGGCGGCGCTGGTCCGCGCTGACGCTCACCCAATGGCGCTGCGTAATCATGAACGGGGACTTCCCGCGCAGGCCGGGGAACACGCGGAACTGCGTCTTGCCCTCGGGGAACTTGAAATTCTTCTTGGCGTTGTTGACGGCCTTGCGCTCCGCGTCGGCCATCTCGGGGGTGTACTCGGTGAACTCTCGCATGTTGCTCATGTGGTCTCCTCGTTGCGGCGTGCCCGATATTGGGCGGTGCCGGTTAACGCCTGCTGCTACGGTCCCGCGTGAGCGGGTCTGCCTGCATCTCCTGGCGCACCTGGGCGCCAAGCTGGACGGCCATGTCGCGCTTCGTGCGGATGGCCTCCAGGGTGTTCTTCGCCTTGGTCAGCGTCACCTCGGCTTCAATCTCGGCGAGGTGGGCGGCCTGGTAGTCGTCCTCCACTTCGACGAGCGACTTGAGCGCCTCGACCGTGTACGGCTTGCCCGACGCCGGGTTCACCTTCTGCCCAGCCAGCAGGTAGAGGCGCGCGTACTCATGCTCGCATCCCGCCTTGGCCTTGAGGTAGTCCTCGGTCGCCGTCGCGTACTTGCCTGCCCAGTACGCGAAATCCCCCGGCAACCGGATGAACTCCTCGGACAGCGCGAGGGGCTCAATCTTCAGGCACTCCAGCAGGTACTCGTCTTCATCGGGCAACTGCCCGCGCTTACCAGCCATCAGCACGCCTCCAATATTGGGTACTACTATTGTGTAGCCATCGTCAAGTCAATTTCGACATGCTTCCCCACTGCTGCCCCACTTTCACATCGACGGCCAGCGGCACCGGGCCGGAGTCCCACGAGCACATCGTGGCGCGCATGTGCGCCGCCACCTCGGGCACCCGCGCCTCGTCACACTCCGTCATGATCGAGTCGTGAACGGTCAGCACGACCTTGTCGCCCTGACGCGAGCGAACGCACCAGTCGGTCAGCGAGGCGAGCGACGCGAGGCAGTAGTCCGACGCCGTGCCCTGCACCGCCGTGTTGTAGCTGGCGCGCTCGGCCTCCGACCGCACGAGGTCAGCCTCGTCCCCGATGCCGAGCAGCGGGCGGCGGCGGAACCGGCGGCCCTCCCAGTACGTCCAGGTCATGCCCGTCTCGTGCGCCTCGACCACGCGGTCCTCGACCCACGACGCCAGCTTACTGAACTTGCCGAGGATGGCGTTGCGGATGG